TTCTGTTTCATCAATGCGTACCGCTTCTCTTCCAATGTGATACGGCGTTGCTCTAACTCATAAGACTTTATTGTATCCAATAGCTTTATGATTCTGCCGTGTACTTTATTAAGCTGGTCCTCTAGCTTCATTGCCCTTTCAAAGGCAGAGGATTTAATAGTTGTTTCCATAGCCACGCTTAGAGCCGGTCCCTGTGGTGTATCCTTGCCGTCCTCATTGTATGCACCGTATGGGTCTGCATCCTCTTCCCCTTTTCCGGGCGTACGCATTTCTACAATCTTTTCCGTGTATAGATTGCCTGTGGTGTCTTCCAAATCTTTTTCTTTGGCTATAAGGCTTTGCAATTCCCTTAATGTATTTTCCCCTGTATCAAGGGTAACTGATTCTATCAATGCTTTTTCATCCTCTGATAATTCATCAAAATACACCTTGGAATATGCCCCATGCGTTTCTGCATTTTTATTTCTTACAGGGGCCCCGTGACCCTTGGCGTTTTTATTGCCTTTTTGTCCGCCCCTCTTTTTGGGTCTATTTTCAAGTGCATCATTCCACTTATCTACGTACTTCCATTTTCGCACCTTTGCCGAATCAATCCCCAAGGCTTCCGCAATTTCTGTATTCTTCATTAAGCCGTCTGAATCTAAAAAAAGTTGCTTCGCCTTTTCCCTGTTTTCGTCTTTCTGTCTTGCCAAGTCAAAACCTCCTTTCGTTTGTTTTCCCGGTTTTCGGCTTTCCGTTCTTTCGGAATCTTCGCATTTTTGCAAATTCAAATTTTTATAACACGAAAAGGCAACAGGATTTAACAATAAAATCCTGCTGCCCTGCTTCGCTTTTCATCTTAGTATTATACTACATAAAATCGGGCAATAGCGGGCAATCTTTAATGCAAAACCTCTTTTAAAATTTTGCTTCGTGATACATTTCTATTCCTTGCTAATTTTCCGCCTAAGACCTCTAAGGCAACGCACCTTATATTTTTACTCTGCCGGACAGAATAACTAATCTGTTCCGCTATGCGTTCCCATTTTTGACCCTGTAAGTAAAATCCGCATATAATAGCTTTGTGAATCGGAGTTAAGGAATAAATCTCTTTTGATATTTCCGTTCTCAATTTCTTTAACTCCTGTATTCTGTCCTTTAATTCCTTAATTCTTTCTGCGGTATCTGTACCTGCTATTTCGATTGCAAGCAGAGCCGTAGAATCGCTTGTATTACTTCCGTGTGGCATACCGTCATAGTTAATTGCCCCTGTGGTATCATACACGCTTTCGTACCGCTCTAGCCACTCGCCTGTAACCTTAATATCAAGGTCAATATCTTTGTAAAATTTTAAGATTGCTTCTACTTCCCAATTCTTCATTTTATGCTATCCTTTCTTTTATGGTGGTCTGTATTTTTCACACCATTTGATACTTGCTTTTCCTGTAGCTTCGATTTCTGCTATACAACTGCTGCCGTGCTTCGTCCTCTTGGCTTCGCAAGATTCGCAAATATCCGATTCTGCTATATCGAAAATATCTTTTAACCTCTCTGCAAGGTCTTTTATTTTCTCCATAAGCAAATCAAAGGATTGCATAAATTGATTTATTAAATCGCACGTTTCTTTTTCTGTTTTTCCAATTTGTGCGGATAGGCAGGCAACCAATGTAGATAATTGATTGCTTGCCTTTTCTTCTCCGCACCAAATAACGCCCTCCTTGTATTCGATACGGTCCATACGCACCGCCTAACCCTGTAAGTATTTCTGATACTCTGCCGTTTTACCCATTACCCATACAGATAAGGCATTGGTTAATCTGCTTTCCCATTCTGCCGGGCAGATATTTCCGTTTTCGGATTCTGTCATAATAACTTTCCTTATTTCTTTTTGTATCATGTTATATTGACCTGTTCCGTATTTTTTGCTTATCCATTCCGTAAAGGATAATCCCTTTTCCTGTGGTTCGGGTACATATTCCGGGTAATCGCTCATATCCTGCTGCCCCGGTAAATTATCGTTTTCCTCTTCGTCCTCCTGTGTTTCTTCCGGCTCATTCATAAAACCGCTTTCCTGTGTTTCCTCGGTGTCCTCTTCCTCTGCCGGTCCCTGTGGTGCTTCCTCTTCGGAATCGTCATAGGTCAATTCTTCCGTTTCAATCATCAATGCAACAATTTCCGCAAGGTCGGCATACTCGATAATATATGTACTCCAATCCTCCTTAATCTGTATCGCCATTCCCTCCGTTTGGAATCTGTAAATAAATTCTTTTCCGTTAAGTTCTAAGGTCTTGGCGGTAAATGTCTTTGAAAAGTGTTTAATCAATTCCTTTTCAACTGCTGCCGTATTGCCTTTTACTTTGAATACCGCACGGTTTACCTCTCCCTTTAAGGCTTCCTTAATTGCTTTCTGTACCTGTTCCGCCTGTTCGTCCGTAATCTCTGCTTTCGGCTCTTCTTTCACGTCATTTATATGCAATTCGCCTTTTTCCTCGTATTTTTCGTAAGCCTGTTTCTGCCCCTCTTCATCAAGTCGGCTAAGTTCGTGGGCGGTAGAAATATTGATATTTCCTTTTTCTAATTCATCCTTAAACTCCTGTGACAAATTGTTTTCAATGGTTTCCATTCTTCCAATCTGTGTAGTTGATGTATTAAGCATCTGTGCCACAATTTCACGGATACGCCCTATTTTCTTTCTTTCCTCTTTCGGCTTATCCTTGTTTTCTTCCTGTAAGGCTCTCTTATACTCGGTAAGGATTTCTTTTAATTCCTTTGCCTGCTGTACCTTTTCCCAATCCGTAAGCTGTCTTGCCGTTGCATTTGTAAATATAAGGCTTAACTTATCCTTGATTGTGTCGGATTCCTTTTTGATAAGGCACGGCACTTTTCTATATTCCTCTTTGCCCTCCTGTACCAACTTCAAGGCTGCAAGTCTACGGCGGTGTCCTGCGACTACCTCGTATTTTCCGTGTGCTTCTGGCTTTACTACTAAGTTCTGCTCAATGTGTCCGACCAACTCAATAGACATTGCTAATTCGTCTATGTTTTCCGTGGAGTAAAAATTATCTTTGCTTGGCATTAAGTCCTCCACATCAAGCATAGTTACCTTAAACTCCTGTTCCTGCTCTGCCGGTCCCTCTGCCTGTACTGCTGCCCCTTTGCTTTTAGCATTGAGTAAATCGTTAATATTAAATCCTGCCATTGCTCTTTCCTCCTATTCTCAAAATGCCTATACCTTTCCATTTTTCTGTGTCCGAATCGGTCACAATTTTTCTGATATTATCAAGCGTTTTTTCATTCTCTATGTATCTGATATAATCCCGCTTCGGAATCAATACCATTTCTTCCTTTTCCTCTGTGATAATTCCGCAATCCACTATCTATACTCCTTTCCTGTATCTTTATCTCTCAATACGATACGTCCGACCATTTCATACCCTGCAATATCTATCATCTGTTTTAATACGCTTACAAGGTTTGTTACTTCCGGGTTGTAGTCCCTTTTCTTTGCCTTTGGCTTTACTTCGTGGATTGCTGCCCCGGCTGTGGGGTCAGCATATCCCTCTTTGTTTCTGTATACCATTCTATCCCTCCAAATACTCCTTAACGAATGCTTTATAATCCCTTGCTGCTCCCGACCTCGGAGAATACTGCATAAGGCTTTGTGTGGTAAATGTGACCTCGTCCGCCTTTTCAGTTCTCCTAATGTGTGTTCTGAATACCGGGTATCTCTGATTCTGCAAGTATTCCTCTCCCTGTCTACATACATCACGGTTATAGAACATTGTTACAAGGCATCCTCTAAACTTTAATTTCGGGTTAAGCTGTTTTGCATTGTTTATCTGTTCCTCTAATTCTTTCATGCCGTCAAATGCGTAGCCGTCAATCTTAATCGGTATAATAACCTCGTCTGCTGCCACTAAGGCATTGATAACAGATATATTTATATCCGGCGGACAATCAATAATACAGTAATCAAATACATCTTTTACCTTTTCCAATTCCTTAGACAGTATTGTTACTTGGTCTATTTCCTCATTCTTTATTACCTCAAGGTTTGCTGTTAAAAGGCTCATATTGGCAGGGACTACAGCAATGTTTCCATTCGCTCCAAGCTGCATTACATCCGTTAATGTCTTATCTCCTGTAAGTACATCTGCGAAACTCGGTGCTTCGTCATTCCATACACCGCACGCCTTGGATAAATTGCCCTGCTTGTCATTGTCGATAATCAATACCTTTTTGTCGTAATCCTCTCAATAGTTTTCATTTGCCTTTACCTCCTGTTAATGCTCATTGTTACTTTATCTGCCTTTACATCTGCCATACCGTACCTCTCCTATCAATCGGTTTTCCGCACTCCGGGCAAAAGTTTAATGGTCTTGCTCTGTATCCTAAATAACCTCTTCTTTTATTTTCCCTTGTATAGGTCAATAACACAGGCTGCATTTTTAATATGCTTGTAACCCCTGCCGTACCGTCTGCGTATCTTTTTTGAATTTCTCCGATTTCCTCAATCTCTTTACAGGTCTTGCATTTTTTCAAGGTTTTTCCTCCTTTTCTGTGTGCGTCTGCACACTTTATACAATTCCTAATACTTTTAGGCACTCTATAAAGTGTGCAATCACTCTCTTTGGTGGACTTCTTGGCATATATCCACCGCCTTTCCCGGCTATGTGATAGGCGTTGCAATTTTTCGCATTAAAAAATTACTAAAAACCTGTTGACTGTCCATACGCTCTCTAGTTGGCGTACCCACTGCTATTTTTTCACTCTATCCCTGCTACGGCTATTGGCTTGCCCTCGTCAGAAAACAGGTTGCCGACCTGTCTTGACAGCTCGGGGCGTTTGCCGGCAACACCCTCAATGATGAGCGCCAGTTCCTCAAAGCTGCGGCCCACCTCGGTGCCCTTGCCCGACATGGTCTCGAGCAGCACCGTCGTCTGCTGGCCCTCAAACATCACCTGACACAGGGCATCGACAATCATCTGAATGCCGGCGTCGGAGCCCTGCCCCACATGCGCACCGGGATGGAAGTTGTAGTAGTTGCCGGGCAGCGCCTCCATGCGCCGCAGGTCATCTGTTGTGATTTGTTGAATCTCTGCCACGCTCTCCTCCTATCTGGCCCGCCCCCCCCCCGGGGGGGGGGGGGGGGTTTTTTTCCGCCCCCTGTCGA